TTCCTCTACTCCACTGTGTCGCAATTGGATCATTAGTACTGATTACATGGTAATCTTTTGTATCTTCAGCAAGAAATCTTCTATCCCAAACTTCTGTATCCCATTCACCAATGACAGTATTTGCTATATCAAGTTGCGTCTGTGTAAGTCCGTTTGCAATAAACTGTTCAATTTCATTTCCATCAGGTACATTATATACATAACCGCCACCAGTGTATGCTGGTTCGGATGTTGTATCTACAGTTGTGGCTAGTATTAAATCATCATACAATTCAAAAGTATCTACACCAGTTACCTTCACATAATATTTTTTATTACCGTTTAAAACAGCCATTCCACCGACATTATCAAATCTTATAAAGTCGCCAGAGTTTAATCCGTGTGGTGATACTGTTGTTACTACTGCTGGATTTGCTTGTGTAATGTTAGAAATATTTTCTTTTACTCTTGCTCCAATAATAGTTGTAAATGAAACCAGTCCTGTATTCTGATCTACTTCCACATAATAAACTTGATAAGGATCGGCAGGTCCTAAACTAGGCCATTCACTGCCAATTCTAATTATCTGACCATCAGTTAGATACGATGTTTTATGAAGGCTGCCATTATACCAACGGCACATAGCACTGTTTTCACCAAGGACTGTCCAGTTAGCAATAGTGAATGTTGCATCAGAGTTTGGTGTTAAACAAGAATATACAATTCCATTATATATTACATAATCACCTGTAACATAACTAGTTCCTGAAATCCATGCAGGCGCTGATCTTCTTTTATTATACTCTGCAATAATTGAGCTTGGGCTTGCTGGAATACCCCACGATAATGGTCGACTGTCAGGCACACCGTGCAGTTTATAATCCCAACATACTATTGATGTAAAGTCCCAAAAATCTGAAACCACTTTTTTATATGTGCTATAATCTACCCACCATGGTATATTTCTTTGACTTGAGGTTTCAAATTTATTATATAATCTAAGCGTTATAGTAGTACCAACGCCAGTTACAATATAAACACTTTTAGATATTTCTGCAGGATAACCATCGCCAAATCGAATAATAATACCATTTTGTAATTCAAATTGATTATCATCATCAGAAAATATGTATGTAGGATATTCAGCATTATTAATAACGTCAACAATATTTGATGATCCATATGATACTTGATTGCCAAATAATTTAATAGTATCGTTTACACCAGGAGCAACAAGAAATGTAATTACTGTACCACCAGAGCTAAAATTGTAGTCTACGCCATTTGTTTGTGTTACGCCGTTTAAACCAACTCCTGTTATTGGTCTATTATCGCTAAAAGAATATGATAATTTATTACCATCGCCTTTTAACACATATTCACCTAAGTTATTAGATGTATATATAGGCATATCATACATCCAATAATATGAGTTATGATTAACAAATTTATCAAAATCAATTGGTGGCGACATTACATAAGCCTGGCTGTTATAGGCAGGGCTATATGCGTATGTATCAAAATTTAAAGCAACACTATTAGCAATATCATCAACACTTAATCTATCTTGAATATTTCCGTTTAAGTCTTTATTGACGATCGCAGGTTCTAGTTGTTTTTCCTGTCTATTATTTTTATGAAATCTTTCAGTTACATATACATCATCTTTTAATCTTGATTTACCAGATTTGTCACCTATATAACCATCAATATCTTCTAATGCAGCTTTGCTGACTAGTTGATCCAAAGTTGAATCTAGCCATTTTTTATTTTGTTCTGTTTCAAAAACTGCTGGAATATAACTTGATGTTTTAATTTTTCTAGTTGGATAATCACCGGCTCTAAGTTTTTTATTTGGAACCTTCTGATTTTTTGATTCAAATTCTGACATTTAATGTACCTTATGCTTGCCTAATATTTGTTCTTGTGATACTATCAATAATATCAATATCGTTTACATCCACATCTGGAATCAATAATTCGTCGCTGTTTGGTGTAATTTGGAAAAGATCACCAAACACACTATCAGACCCCTGAGGGACTATGACAAAACTACTAACAATTCCTGCTAGTTCCTTATGTACATATGCTGCAAGTTCTGTAAAATAAAAAGTTTCACCAAAATCCCAATTATCAATATTAAAGAAATTAGTAATACTATTAACAACCTTGTCTCTGATTTCATTATCAGTATATACTGTTTCAGGAACTTTGATGACCCTAAACTTTGCTTGGAATTCAGTGCTTGCTTTATCACCAAACACCACTTTATATTTTACAGGTCTATAAATTATACTATCGCTCATTGCTTTTCTATTTGTTTGTTGCTTGAATGAACTATTCAATTCATTGATAGTAGGTACTTCAGGCATCTCTAAATCTAATCTACTAGTAGTTAGCCACGATCTATATTCTGTATCATATGTTCTTGTTAAAACATAAACATCGATTATATTTGTAAAACTAGGATCAATAATTTCATCTTCAGATGGAATATGAGTCCATTCAAAGCGTAGTTTATCACCATATGAACCGCCATATGTAGATGTAGTATCTGCAACCGGCGAAGTTACCACCGCGTTATAACTATTAGGATTGTCAGGTCTAGCATCAGAGTTATTATCAACCATTGCTAATATCACAGTATCACTCACATATATACCACTTTGATCACCATTAGTTTCAAATTCATATCCGTAGATGTAGAAATCCGAACTTGGTAAACTTTCAACATTAAGGTTACTGATTTTAATTACATCTCTTTGAGATTTACCAGACTTTTCATTAAGTTGTAATTCATTAGTAATATTACCAAAATCAATTTGGTTGCTCTGTAGTTTATACCTGATTGTTCTTGTTGAAATATCCCATTTATCAGTAGGACTAGATGTATCATATGATACATATATTAACCAGTTGTTATCTCTGTTAGGAGTTGCTGGGTCGCTATCATGATCTATCGTTGTTGAATAGTCAAAAACACTAGGAAATGCATAATTACTGTCAGTTGGTAATGGATCGCTATCAATAATATCCCAACCTAAGTTAATGTAATCATACTTTAAAGCAAAGTTTTGTTTTGCTTCTAAAAAGTTAATAATTTGTGTTCTCTCTAATGAAGTAAATTGTCTTGCGTATGCAGGATATACTACTTCAATGGTACTGTTATTAGGTATTATATTATCTAAACTAACTGCACCATAGTTTCCATCAGCAGTTAATCCTGTAGGGTTACCATCAACACCATCAACGCCCAATCCATATGCAAAACTTTTACTTAATTTTGCCCATATATAAACACCTGTTGGTGTCTTAAATTTAATCAAACATCCTACTTGTAGATATTTTAAAAACCCAGATACTGTGGCACCAATTCTTTTAATATCACCCGAGGTATCAATAATATATCCTGTAGTTGATGTACCTATTTGCTGCCATTTATATTTTGTGTTGTCACTGGTGACAGTTCCACCACTTGTATATGGTGTAAAGACTGTACTATCTACTGGGGATGATGTTGCCGCTGGATCAGAATATATTTCAAAACTAGTTGAGCCTGTTCTTCTTACATAATAAGAATTACCGTTTAGTTCAGTCATACCAACAACACCTGCAAAAGTAACTATGTGTCCTGTTTGAAAATTATGTGAAGTGTCTGTAGTAATTCTTGCAGGTGAATTCGATGTTATGTTAATTATATCTTCAATCCAACCAACGTTCCTTGCTTGAGTATTTGCTATATCATCAAAAGTAGATTGGAATTCACTATAATATAGATTTGTTAATTCATCATCCGATATGGCAGGTTTAATATAATTTTCAAATACAGATGCTGATGAAATATCAGTAGCAAATGAAGTTTTTACTCTTTTCGTTTTATAAAGTTTTCCATCTGTTCCAAATAAATTTAAGTTTTTGTATGCACCAGTAGGATCACGAAGTTCAACATAACGACTATGTCCACTGTGTGTCCTGTTAGTACCTTTAATTTTTCTAATATTATCGCTTTGTGTGTACAAATAACTATTATAATCATCTGCAGTGATCATGCGGTCCTGGCTTGCATAAATGCGTGGCGCATTTGTTTTAATATCGTCCAAACTTTCACTTGCACTAGCGTTGATAACATTTTCTTTTAATTGAACTCCAAACGTGGCAATATATGCATTTCCATCTGATCCAACATAATTAATATTAATTCTCTTTGTTCCGATATCATCTGGTCTTAAAACATAAGTTATATTTTCACTTGTTCTATACCATACACGAATTACACCAGTTGGAAGATTACCAAAACTTTCATCTGCAAATTGAATACTAATTTGATTGTTTTCTCTAGACTTTACAGCGTAGATATTTCTTTCCTTTTGATCTAAATAATTATAGATAATATTATGACCATATGAAGATTCAACTTGTTTCCATTCTGTTGTAACTGACCCGTCGTTACTGACTGTTTGGACCCACACATCAGAATTGTTAATATTTTCTTCAGTAATATCAAGTGTCATTCCGCTTAGTGGCTCTTCAATTAAAAAGTCTTTGAATGCTAATTGGCCTTGCTTAAATCCAAAAAAGAATCCGTTATTATTAGAGTTTATGCCGCCGCCATCATTTTTATACATCAAAGTAAAACTTCCATTAGGATCAGGATTTCGTTCCGTAATGGCGTTTAATGTAGTATCTAATTTTACATTAACAGCGTTAAAATCGACATTTGTTCCTTGGGCAAATCCTGTAAATGAAAATGTTATTTGATCTGCAACGTTATTAAGTCCATAAAAATCTACAGTTGAATTATTAATTTTAGTGCGTTGTAATGGGCTACCGAATTGTGAATTAGCATTAAACATACTATTCAAAATAGTAATAAAGTTATCAATATTGTCATCTCCATTACTGTTATCATAACGTATTTCTTTACCGCCCAATGAAGTTCCTGCAGAACCTATTACATCCTCGTTTGTTTTTACACTTGTGATTTTGAGATTTCCGAATGCAGGAATATTTCTGCGTGGTTGGTAACCTAAAAATTCTGCTAGTTTAAAAACGCTATCTTGTCTTTCAGCAGTGCTTAAAAAACTATTGCGGCTATTTAAATCTATACGATATGCTAGGTTATGTCCAAACATAGCAATAACATCGAGGAGTGCTACAAACTCTGCGCTCTCTACCCAATCGTTATAACTTTCAGCATAATTAATTCTAATATAATCGATCATTGATGTTCTAATAGTATCAAAATCATATGCTTGAAAATTTGCATTTACATAAGATTCATATACTGCTGTATAATCTTCTGCAGCGAATAATCTGCTTTGTCTTGCTAGTTGTGCCATTTCTATTACCTATCAAATTCCTTATCAAACTTTAACTGTAATGCAGTTTCTGTTGTAGTTGGCAAATACAGTAATTGGATTCTAACTGTGATGCTATGCTCATCTTCTGATACCCTTACATTTCTATCAATTAAATCAAATCTAGGATCATAACTTACTACATTGTAGACGTCCTCTTCTATCAACTGTATTGTTGTCTCATCTAATGGTTGAAACACATATAAAGGCAAGTCACTACCAAAATCAGGATTAGTCCATTTTTCACCCTTACGGATATTAAAATGGTTATGAAGATCCTGTTTAGCAAGTTCCAATCCACTTAATATGGTTGCACTTCTATTTGATTTTTGTGTGGTATATCCAATTATTTTGTTCATACTAATATTTAGTCATAAAAAATCGCCCTTTTTGGATTAGGCTACTTCTGATTCAAAATATTTTATATCTTGAGGAATTGCGAGATATGGAGTCCAATCTGGATGAATTTTTTCAAATTTTAAAAATTTTGAACATTTTTTATTGAGTTGATAGTATGTTGGTTGTGCGGGAAGGGTTGCTGGTTTTACATTTGGGTTGTTGGACTTTGCAGTATTACATTTCCTACATGCGGTGGTACAGTTTGTCCAATTTGTTCTGCCACCGTGGCTCCGGGGTAATACATGATCTATGGTTAAATCACATTGCCGGAATTCTGTAAAGCAATACTGACATTGAAAATTATCCCGAAGAAACAAATTTCGCCGGGTAAATTTTGCTTTATCAGGCATTCTATGCCACTGCTTTAACATAACAATAGTTGGAAGTGGCATTTCAAAACTAGGGCTATGGAGAACACGAGTTTCATGCTCTTTAACAACTCTAACTTTGTCTTGAAACAATGCCTTAACCGCTGATTGCCAAGATATTGTACTTAGCGGTAATAGACTTAATGGTTGCCCGTCGGCATTAAGAAGTAAAACACTCATGCAAATATTTAGTCATCTATTTCACTGTTTATTTGATTCACAATTTGGCGCTTTCTACTTTGCGTCATGAGAGGTAAAAATCTTTTCGTTTCCTTATAATAGATATATTCTGCTTGTTTTAAAGAAAGGGTATCATCAAATCTATTCGGATATAATGTTCTTATTTCTTGAATGCCTTGCGATCTAATAGTAGTTCTGTCTTTTTGACTTCCATAATCAGCGAGCATCATTATACTTGCCTCTAATTGTCTAATAGTTCTATTATCATTCGTTAATACAAGTATACTAGCAATATATTGCCATTTTTCATTTATCACATAATCATTGATATCAAAACGTCTAGATTTAGATCCAATAGTTTTTATTGTTCCTGTATAATAATATAAACTTAATAATGCATCATAGCATGATTGTGAAATATAGTTAAGCGGTAATAACTTTTTAAAGTTTCTTTCTTTTTGTTTGAAATCTTCTATAAAATAACCATATGATTGAATTTCTGATAACCCGTCTGATTCGGCGCCCGCTGTTAATCCATATCCAATTTTTCTAACACCATTTTCTATATAAGAGTAGCCTCGCCACTTTTTTTCTCTTAGAATCGTATTAATTAAACTAGAACTTGCTTCAAGATTTTGTAAAATTTTCTTATCGTTAACCAAGCTCGAGTCTTTTACTGTAAACAGATCAAACTCAATTAAATCTTTATCTCTTATTGTATTAGGAAGATTATAAGTTGCCATTATGCAGTATTACCTTTTGCTGTCTCAAATGTTTCTTCTATGGTACTTGCACCTTTCCAAGGATGATGTTCAGGAACTCGGGTAGCTGCACTCTTTAATATATTTTTATTTCCGACTAATTCTTTTGTAATAATTCTACTGGCATCAGTGGCGGGTGGACCATTCATATCAATACGGTTAGCAGTTTCTTTATAGTTGCCTCCCGCCTTTACATTTCCGTTTACTGCCGCTTGTATTTGAAAATCATTACCAGCGAACACATCAACGTCTGCAGTAGTTGCATCGACTTTGACACCATCACTACCGGTACTTCTAATATTAATACCAATATCACTTTCCATATTAATTCTTCCCTTGGCGTGTACATTAAAATCACCTTCAGAATGATAACTAATATCATTTTGACTGTACACGTCAATTCGACCATCCGCATCTATTTCAATCCAAGCATTACCTTTATGATTAGTTATGAATACAAATTCATTGGTGTCATCAATTAGTATCTGTGCGCCGCCGCGACTTCTGATTCTAATATTACGACTTAGTGCATCTTCGGCTGTTCCATCATCCATTGTGAAGACGTGTCCGCCCCTTGTTGTAATTCCAAAAACACGGCTCGGTGTTTCTCGCCTTGCACTACTTCCACTATGACCACGGCTGTAATCTTCTTCTAATCCTTGTGTTTTTAATGTATCAGCAAATACTTCGTCTTTTGGTTTGATTGTTCCACCTGTTAGGTCATAAGGATTTTTTTCACCAACTGGTTGGATAGTTCCATCGAAACTTTCAGCACTAGCACGACCTCCCATCATATGATTTCTATCTTTGCTTATAAAACTACCAATTAAAAATCCCTCACGTCTACTTGCTGTGAACGCAACAAGAACTTCTGTACCGATCGCAGGAGGTTGTGGCCACATACCATAACTTTTAGGAGTACCGCCGGATCCTTCTTCATCATTACCAAACACATCCGGTTGTTTTCCGGAATCTAATGCTTCTGTAACACCACCAAATGGTGTTACTAATAAAACAATAACTGAATCATCAGTGCCAAATTCAGGAATAACCACACCTATTCTTCCAGTATGTAATGAATCATAATGCTCTGAAACAGTTCCTACATAATTTCCAGTGATAATATTTCTACCAGTGGTATCACTTTGTTTAACATTGCTTTGAATTCGTTTACCGCCGGTTTGTATAGTATAGCTCATGATCTTCTAACCTCCATTTCATTTTGTAAAAGATAAGAACTAATATTTCTGTTTCTAAAACATTTTAAAGTTTGTATAAATTCACCACCACTCATCTCGGTTTGTATTGATCTTACTTCATATACTCCGCTGGCAGCAATGTCAAACTCGCCTTTTCCTTGATATTCATAAGTAAAATTCCTACCAGTAACCTGTGTTGGCATATAGTTTGTTAATAGAATTAGACTATCAGTCATTAAATATGCATCCGCTGCAATGACAGATTCTGTTCTTTTTACACCAGGTGTACCCATCCAAAACGGATCACCTTTAATTTTTAATTCAATTTGTTGAAAATCTAAATCCCTGTGTTTAAATTCTAAATCTGCTAAAGCATCTAAACTTCCAGTATCTTTGCCTTGAGCTTCGTTTAATTGCTGAGATGATGCTGATGACATTTGATATGTATATGCCATGTTTTCAAACATTTGTTGATTAGAAGCAGGTATTTCACTTAGGAATGTAGCAAACCCTCTTGTATTTCCTTTTCTTTCTCTATAATCTGTTGTAGGGATTCCATCTTGGTTCGTTAACCTTTCTGCGCTACCGACTGTAACAGGAGTAGGATTAGTAGGAACTTTAGATTCCTTTTCAGATGCGTAATTTAATCCAGCTGCTGGATCCATCGCAGAATATAACATTGCTTCAATATTCATATTAAAACTTAAAATTTCTGTGTTTAATCCACTGTAAAGATAATCATATCTTTTAGTAATAGGCATTTCTGCAAACCATTTCTTTTGATTTTCTCTATTATTAACTTTTTCTTCCTGTGCTTTTGGTGTAGTTTGTGGAGTAGCATATGTATTGCCTATACCTACTGTTACAGTAATTACTCGCTCTTGAGTGTTTGTGTATTGATCAGTTGCAGATCCATATGTTACATTAGGAGTAACAGTTATGTGTGATTTTAAAATATTATCTGTTGCTTGCCTTTGTTTTTTATTAAGTTGAGCAAACGCAGGAACGTTTTTTGTAAGTTCTTGTTGTAGCCAGTCTACAACATTAGACCCTACAGTAATAAACTCATCAACAGATGTTTCGTCAGATAATTTTCTATTTTGTCCACCTGCACTACCCGAATTACCTGTTGATGCATAACTTTGAGAACCTAAATCAAACTTTTCACTGAATATTTTATGTCCAGACCCGTCGGGATTTTGTGGTATATCAATTCTTTGTGTTACTGTAAATTTTACACTATCATCTAATACAAATTTCCATTTGTGATTACTCTTTGGATCTTGAATCTTTGCATCTTTTCTTAATTTTACTTCTGCTTCATTACATGCTTTTTCTAATGATGTTAATAAATCATTAACTTTTTTTACATTAGGAATTTTTACAGGCATTTTCAAAGTACATAAACTGGAAGCAGTTTTAGGAACGTTATGAGCAATAATATTATAACGTGTTCCCATTTCTGTAACTTGTGCTTGAATTTGTTTTATTTGTAAACTATAGAAAAATTCACCGGGATATTTGATTGGTCTGCTCGTTTCAGGATCTCTTGCCATAAATTCTACTTTTAAAACATATAGTGCATGTTGTATTGTTTTAAAGTTAAATGCTGTTGAATATCTTAGAATTCTATTTAATAATTTAAATCCTAATGGCTCAGTTAAATTAAATTGAAATACACCACTCTGTACTGAACCTGAATCTGGACTAGGTCCATAAAAACTCATTATAGTTAAATTATCAATAGCATATTCTGTAGTTACACCATTTTCTGCAATTAAAACCGCCTTGCCACCTCGTCTCAGATCACTTAAATCATCAGTGTATTGCATTAGTGTAAGTGGTTCATTCCAAACATCAGGATGCACAAGATATAGCGACAATTTATATGTCGGGCTACTCACAGTGCTCATCCAATTATCGGTAATTTGAACTTTTCTCGCCATAATATTTTTAACTAAATGTTACTGGAACCTGAATTTCTAATCCAGATACAAAATCTATAATAGGATCTTTTAACGTGTCAGGATTGAATTCAGCAAATACCCACCATAACTTTGCATTGCCATACAAGTCATATGCTAGTTTATCTGGCTTATGATCGTATTTAGACTCAACAATAAAAGATCTAGTTAGTATTTCTTCTTTGTTTGAAATACTAGATTGAAGAATATCTAAAAACTTGTTCTTTATAATTGGTGTGCTTCTGTATAAACTATCTGATCTATATGTAACTTTTGCCATTAAATAAATCCTTTATCTGTTAGTGTTTTACCTAGAGCATATTCTTTAACATTAAAATAGTCTCTTACTCTTTGAGGAGGAATTTGTATTGCTAGATCTAAAGTAACAAGTAACTGAGAAGGTATTGTTGCATCTTCTTTATATTCAGGATATCTAACAGCACCATATTCACCTTCGTTAAATTCAGTTGCTTGATAATTCATCTCTTCAATTTCATTATAAGAATAGTATATTCCATTAATTACCCTGCCGCCTTTAGGTGGCTGTAATGTAATATAGTCAATATCTTCAGGATATGTATAGTTTATAGATCTCACAACAACAGGAAGATTTTTAGCACCGGCATGTCCATATGCACTAAATCTTAAGATAGGTGGAGGTGCACCCGCTGTTGCATTTCTTTTTTCACCACTTGAATCATATGCACCAAAATCTCCTTTAGTGGCCCATTTTAAAAAATGTAATGCGGCTAATGTATAATATCCCTCTTCCGCTGTTCCTGATGTAAATGTCGCTGTTACTTGCACAGTAGGGCTAGGGGTATTCTGATAATAATTTTGTTGATACTGGCCATGGATCATATCATAAGATCCATAATTTGCTGCATATCCCCACATAATAGTCGGTGTATAAGGAAAAATAATACCATTTTCAGTTTTAGATAATGGCCTCATAATTCCGTTTTCCATTAAAACTTTTGTTTCAGGATTAACACTTACCAATTTTACTTTGTGTTGGCTGTTTATACCCTCAAAGCCGTTCCTATTTGTATCACTAGGAAATTTCTTATTAGTGTTAGGAGACACTGGTTTTTCAACTGTTGCTGTGAGTGTTTCTGGTAATTCATCATAGGTACTACCATCTTCAAACTCAACAGTGGCGGCTGGATCGTTTACTGGAACAGTGTTTCCTTCTACATCAGTACTTTCACTACTAGATGGAGGCCAATTACCTTTTTTAACTGCGTTTTGTTGCATTCTGATTTTCGTTTTCGCCTTATTCTTGAGTGATGATTTTAAAACTTTCTTTTCACCCTTGGCCGCAGCATTTTTGTCCATTACGGGTTCATCTAATAATTCTTCCAGGCTATATTCTTGACCCAATATATTTTCGGTGTTAGGATTTCCATTTTCAACTGTCATATTCTTAACCTACCTTTAATAAAGTCATAAACTTGTTGATCAAACTTACCAAAGAAATCAGTGAAAACTTTCTTCTTGTCGTCTTCAGGAGCGTCACTACGCATTGTATTACGGAAATCCGTAGCACTACGGCCCGCATCTTTAATAGGCACAGTGTAAACATAACCAGCCTCATCTGCTGTTACAAGTGGCTCACCGTCTTTCCACCAACGCAAATATCCCATCTTCAATCTGTTGGCGTCTTTTTCACCATAAACTAGTACTAGTGCTGTTTTCTTGGGATCACGACCTGCTTTAGTCATGTCAACATTGTACGGATGAGTGTTAATAATATGATCTGATGGTATGCCAAACATTTGTGTCATTAGCATTGCTTTCTCATCAAACGTGAACGGATCACGCTCTGGCTCTGCGTTCTTGCCCACCATAGTGCTGATAAATACATTGTTACTACCAAACTTCTGGACCAAATCCTGATACACTTGGTAATGACCATTATGCATGGGCTGGAATCTTCCGCCATAGAACACTATTAAGTCGGTAGTGGGTGCTTCTGTTATGATGTCAGTAATTCGCATTCAGTCGTTCTCCGTAATAATAGTATTTAGTTGAAAAAAACCGCTTGACAAACAAATAGTTAATGTTTATAATGTATCTAGTATAAAGGAACAAATATGGCGAGAAATCACTATCTTTCAAATAAAGAATTATTAAAAGAAATACATAAATCAAAGATGTCATACAGTTGGGTAATGGATGAAAAATACTCAAAATATGATATTATTATAGAAGATTTAAAAGAATTAACAAAGAAAAAAATAAAAGAAGCAAAAGAAAACAGAGCATCTAGACTACAAAAAGAAGCACATGAAGCGGAAGTGTTAAGATGGGAACAAGGTGAATTACAGAAAAAAACAAAGCCACGTGCTTCAGAGTTTGTTGTTGATCCAAAAACCATCAATGATGAAGATATTGTTATTCGTGTAATGTCTTTTCAACATATACCAGAAGAGCCTGGCAGAAAAACAAATCCAAAAACAATAGCAGATCATCATGCAAGATGCAATTTTCCACCCTTTCAACATTATTCTTTTATTGAAGGTGAACTTTCTGAGGTTGCTAGAAGTCATTGGCAAGGATCGCCAAGTAACGGATTCTTTAGCACAACTCATGGTAAGACTAGCGAAAGATTAGCAAAAATGTATCTAATGCTTTGTTCTAGATACAGTATGCGAGGTAACTGGCGAGGTTATACATATGTAGATGAAATGAGAGGACAAGCATTACTTCAGTTAACACAAATTGGTTTACAGTTTAATGAAGCAAAGAGTCAGAATCCATTTGCATATTATACAGCCGCAATCAACAATAGTTTTACAAGAGTTCTTAACTTAGAAAAAAGAAATCAAAATATCAGAGACGATTTACTTGAAGAAGAAGGGTTAAACCCAAGTTTTACTCGTACATTCAATGCTGAATGGGAACAACAACAATCTAACGCAGAGGAATAAAATTTGTTTTTTGATGAAGTAGTAGTCTTCACAGACATCCATTTCGGCATGAAAAATAACAGTCGTGCCCATAATCAGGATTGTGAAGATTTTATTGTATGGATGATTGATGAAGCGAAAAAACGTAACATCACAAAATGTATTTTTATGGGTGACTGGCACCATCATCGTGCCAGCATTAATGTTAGTACACTTAATTACACTGTAAGTAATCTACGCAGAATTAATGATGCGTTTGAAGAAACTTACATGATTATGGGAAATCACGATCTCTATTACAGAGAAAAACGTGAGATCAACAGTATTCCAATGGCATTGGAATATCCCAATATCACAGTAGTCAACGATGGGATATTGGTAAAAGATGATATTGCTATTGTTCCGTGGCTAGTTGACGATGAATGGAAACGTGTAAAAGATATCAAATGTAAATATATGTTTGGCCATTTTGAACTCCCCAACTTTTACATGAACGCTATGGTACAGATGCCCGATCATGGACATGGTTTGAAAGCAGATGACTTACAAAAACCAGAGATGGTTTTTAGCGGACATTTCCATAAAAGGCAGGAACGTGGCAATATCATCTATCCTGGTAATTGTTTCCCACACAACTATAGTGATGCCTGGGACGATGATCGTGGTATTATGTTCCTTAAATGGGGAGGAAAGCCTGAGTTTGTGAATTGGCCTGATGCTCCACGATATAGAACAATTTCTTTGTCTAAATTAATTGACAAACCTGAAGAAGTGTTGTCTAATAAGACACACTGTAGAATTACTCTAGATGTTCCTATTACATATGAAGAGGCAAACTTCATTAAGGAAACATTTGCTGCACAATATAATCTTCGTGAAATTGCTCTCATGCCTAGCAAAAAAGAAGAACATACACAGGATTGGAATATGGGTGTGGAGGTTGAAGTTGAAAATGTCGATCAAATAGTTCTTAGTCAATTACAAAGCATCCAAAGTGATACAATAAAAACTCAGGTATTAGTTGAAATATATAACGGTTTGAATATTAATGCTTAAAATTAAAAATATAACTGTAAAGAATTTTATGAGTGTGGGTAATGTTACCCAAGCAGTTCAATTTGACAATGCAGGGCTAACCTTAGTCTTAGGTAATAATATTGATTTAGGCGGAGATGGTAGTCGTAATGGTACTGGTAAGACTACTATTGTCAATGCATTAAGTTATGCATTGTATGGTAATGCATTATACAATATTAAAAAAGATAACTTGGTCAACAAAACAAACAACAAACAAATGCTAGTTACTGTTGACTTTGAGAAAGACGGACAAAGTTATCGCATTGAACGTGGTCGTAAGCCAAATTTGTTTCGCTTCATTGTTAATGATTCAGACACTGCCGGCACTGATGAAATGCAGGGCGAGGGTCGTGAAAGTCAGCGAGTAATTGAGCGTGTGTTGGGTATGAGTCACACAATGTTCAAACACATTGTTGCACTAAACACATACACTGAACCCTTCTTGAGTATGCGAGCAAATGATCAGCGTGAACTTATTGAGCAATTATTGGGTATTACGCAACTTAGCGAAAAGGCTGAAATTCTAAAAGATTTAACTAAACAAACCCGTGATAGTATTCAAGAAGAAACATACAAAATTAAAGGTATAGAAGAGGCTAATGATCGCATAGGCGATAGCATTAAAGATTTAGAAAGACGTCAAAGAGTATGGTATAACAAAAAAGATTCTGATATTGAAAATTTACAACAAGAACTTTCAAATTTACAATTGGTTGATATTCAATTAGAACTACAAGCACATGCAAGATTTGTAGAATTTAATTCTAAAAAACAACAAATTGATACAATAAACAGTGAAATTGCTAGATTAATAACAAGTGTAGAACGCGAACAAAAACGCCTAGATAAAGCACAAGCAGATTTAGATGCTACACTGGAACACAAATGTTATGCTTGTGGACAAGAGATTCATGACGAGCAACATGATAAAATTGTTGCTCAAAAGACAGAATTAGTAGAAGAGTCGGTAAGACATATTGGTTCTGATACACAGATGATAAATGATTATAAGAGCGCATTGAAAGAGCTTGGCGAACTCGGTGTTGCTCCTAAGTTACACTATAATACTGTTCAAGAAGCGTATGAGCATCAAAATAGTATTACAAATGTAACAGGTGAGATTAATCGTAGGCAACAAGAAACAGATCCATACGCAGAACAAATTGAGACACTTCGCAATACTGGCTTACAAGAAGTCGATTGGAACGAAGTAAATCGTTTGACTGAACTAAAAGATCATCAGGATTTCTTGCTTAAACTTCTTACTAATAAAGATAGTTTTATTCGCAAACGTATTATTGAACAAAACTTACAGTTCTTGAATACAAGACTGGAATACTATATTACTAGATTAGGGTTACCGCACGAGGTTCAATTCCAACCAGATCTAACAGTTAGTATCATACAATTAGGACAGGATTTAGATTTTGATAATTTATCACGTGGAGAACGCAATAGACTTATACTTGGTTTAAGTTGGGCATTCCGTGATGTGTTTGAAAGTATGAATCATCCTGTTAATCTAATATGTATTGATGAGTTAGTTGATAGTGGTATGGATACAATAGGTGTTGAAAGCGCACTAGGCGTATTAAAGAAAATGGAACGTGAACGTCACAAAAACATTTTACTTATTTCACACCGTGATGAACTCGTAGGGCGTGTTAATAACGTTCTACAAGTAACGAAAGAAAATGGATTTACAACCTTTAATACAGAGGTTGAAATTGTGGATGCATAATGAACGATACAGATAATATTACTTGGGATATGGATATGCATGGTAACAGTATTAATATAACCTTAAGTGATAAAGATATAGTCGGTGCATCTATTTTTACTAAGTATCCTGATCTAGAATCTAAATCTGTAAAAGAGGGTTTAGGTATTGATGTAGTTCAGGGTCTTAGGAAAATAATTAATGAATCACAATGATTGGATTTATGAAGGCAATATTGTTACAGAACTTCCGGAAGACTGTATAGGCTTCGTATATCTAATCACGAATACTACTAATGGCAGAAAATATATTGGCAAAAAACTGGCTCGTTTTAAAAGATCAAGACCACCACTCAAAGGCAAAACTAGAAAAAGACGTTATACAGTAGAATCAGATTGGCGTGATTATTGGGGATCAAACGACGAATTAAAGGCTGACGTAGAAGAACTAGGCACAGAACAATTTACCCGAGAAATATTATATTACGGCAAATCAAAGGCAGAATGTAGTTATATAGAAGCAAGAGAACAATTTGAAAGAAAAGTTCTTGAAACAAAAGAATACTACAACGGCATCATTCAAATCAAAGTACACGGCTCTCATATTCTAAAAGAGGGCTAATAGAGACCATCTCTTACTAATACAATTCTAATATATTACTAATATAGGCTAACATGCTCAGTTTGGTCGAGGTTGCTCGACTCACCTTGAGGTCTGCCAACGAGAGTTGTAGCCGACAGATCTGGTGTGCAAAAGATTTAAATAATGAGTGAGCTCTGTTGGACCATTACAACTCACAGGTAGCACAAAGTCGTCGTTAGGCAATGTGTGTTCCAGCGTTTATAAGCAGTAAGTAAAGACGTTTAGCGTAACCGCGTCTCCCTGTAAAAAGGTTTTACTATAACGATGTGTTTGACTTTGACGGGAAAAGTTGAATTTGCACTTGGCCTAATCAGGCTAAGTGTGAATGACAGATTAAGGAAAAGTACTAATAAATAAGATTACAATACTAATCAATTCGAACAATATAAAAAATTCGATATTTTAAATAATTCGTCGAGTATAACGAAGTGATACGAAGACGAAGATGCCGTAAGGCATCTGTTAATAACCCCCGAAAGAGAAAAATGACATTCCAAGATTTCCAAGATACCTTTCTAAAATGGACTGAAGAAGTTATTGAAGCAAAAAAAGATGATGGATTCCCTATATGTCCGTTTGCAAGAAAAGCAAGACTGCAAAACAAGATACAGTTTATTAATGCCACAGATGAAGTGTATGAATCACTTGAAACGTTTGATAAAAATAGTTTTGAAATAGGTATAGCATGGATAGGTGAAGATGTTAACATGCGTATCGTTGATTATGCTTTAGATAGACTTAGAAATAAAAATAAAGACTTGTTATATTTTATAAGCACTACTGATTCAGGATATTTTGCTAAAAACTTTACTAATTGTATATTCATTCAACTATATGACGACATAATGGAAAAGCGAAAGTATCTACATACAACAAAATATTATGAAAACTGGCCTGAATGGTATTATAAATCAATCACCGGCGCATAGCCTTTTTAGTTTCTTCTGCTTTTTTATTCATTTGATCTACCAAAATTTGAATAGATGGAACAGGCATGGTCATAATATCATTATAACCAACTGCTCCGCCACTGTAGAGTATTATATCCATATATGATGCTTCTAGATCTTTTCTTTGTACATCATACCTTTCAACATGTTCTAAAACTTCTTGCGGCTGACTAGTGGCGATCAGCCTGCGAAAAAATTTGCCAAATCCAATTCAATTTCAGTAGCCCATTCGTGTTGACAGTCTTGGCACTTAGCATTGAAATTATTATCAATTCCTGGATCGCTAAGTTCATCTACTCTGTCTCTGATAGAATCGTAATCTTTTTTAGTAATACTTTGTAGCCACTCTAAAATAAGCTCTTTATCTACTACTGGCTCTGAATCAGGAGGACTTACACTTATAACACAATTTGATATAAGTTGAACAGTTAATTCTGCTATTCCTACAAATGTTTCACCAAACTGTTTTGCTCTTTGCTCATCAGAAAGGTTTTCGTCTGAAAGTTGTCTCAACATTTTTTGTTGTTTAATACTTTGTAGTTGCAGTAATGTTCTATCTTCTAGATTGTATGGTTTGACTTTGATTCTAAAATCGTTAGATAATGTAATTACATCATCAGAGGATACTGGTTTAGCAGATGCAAGCAATCTTGAGCTATCAATAGCAAGTTGATTGAGCATATTGCACTCAGGGCAATTAAGATCAATGTCTAATTTATTTCCATAACTTGCTTGTCTAATAGCAATCATCAATACAAGTAGATCGCTTACTGGGATTTGTCTAGGATTTTCGATATCCGGACAACAACTCTGCAATAATGAAACTGTTGCTTCTCCGTTGAATAATGCATCGGGTGTTTTTGTAATAAGTTCATCCTTAGCACTCATTGGATATACAGCGATTTCACCATCAACGCTTAAATTTGGCTTTGGTTCATACCATTTACCTTTACTAGGTAAAGATACAAACACGGCAGGCTTTTTATATGCCTGAATTAGTGGATTATTGCTCATAGGGTATTTTCTCCAAATAAATACAATTAGTAAATGCGTCTATCGTATTTATACAATTAAAATAGTAGTTAATTATGGCAGAACTTGGAATTCAAGAATTACAATCTATAATAGCATCAGCGCCTGGTTGGGTTAAAGAATCTACACTTCAAGCCATCACAGCATCTAGTGATTCTGCATTTCAGCGTAATTTAACTAGATTAAATAAACTCTCTAAAACCTTTGGTTTTGAACCAGTTATGGTATCAGTCCAAGAACAGATAAAACAAAAACACAAACAATTAAGAAAAACCAGATCCTTTAAAAAGAATGTTATGTCCTCTGTTGATGTTTTAGTACGAGGTGGAGGTAATCCTATTACTGGAATGGCGACTGCTATTTCAACAATGGGAACCGTTGGATCTGGAAGCCTGAAGGCAATTGGTAAAAGTATCGGCTTCATGGATAAGGTTGGTGGTAAAAATCCTTACTCTAAAGCGGTGGTTGAGGGAATTGATAAAGTTGCAGGCGGCGGACTAAAAGCGGCAAAGGCTCTAAGTAGTTTTACAGCGGCATCTGGTGCTATTATAATGACACTCGAAAAAGATTATAGGGCTATGATAGAAGTTGGTGCCGTAGGAGTTGGCGATCAGATAGAAGGTTTCAGAAAAAATGTTGCTGATACAGGTATGAGTTTAGTTGAAGCAACTCAACAAATAGCACAATCACAGGGTATGTTTGCTTCATTAGGTGATAACATATTAGGCGGCGCTGATAAATTTTATAAATTTACTGCTGAAATAGAAAGAATGAATATGGGAGGAAGAGGGGGTATTAGTGATTTTGGATATAGTGCCCAACAACTTTCTAATCGTATGAGGGAAGAAGCAGAATACCTATACGAACTAAATGATTTAAGAGATAGTGATTTGCAAGTAAAAGGTAGAGTTTATAAAAACTTTGAAAATATTGAAATGATTTTAGGAGGTATGGCTTCCTATACTGGGCAACGAAAAAGTGAATTACTTGCACAAGGCGATGCAGTTGTTAAAGATGCTAATTTTCAACACAGCCTAACGCAGAATAAAGAGTATATTGAAGAAAAATATGGAGAAGGCGCCGCTAATCAGATTCAAGCAAATGTACGATTCACAACAGCAGCACTCGCATCGACTCCCACTTTACAAAAAATGTATAATGAAGCAATAGCAAACTATGCACAGGACTTTAGAGTTAATGGTGAAAATGCAGTTTTGTCATTTAGCTCGGAAGCATATGAAAAATTAATGGTCGCGGATCCAGAGTTGGCTAAAAAAATGGTTAATTTAGTTAAAAATACATTTTCTACTAGAATGGAAGGTGTAGATGCACCTATTGCTGTTCGTGAAATTCAAAAATATACTCGTGATATCGATGTTAGGTCTGGTCCTGATGAGATGTCTAAGAAAGTTAATGAATTGGTTGCAGAAGCAAACATTGTTCCTAACTTAGATCAACCAATAAGTGATTTTATTAAAGGGGTTAATAATACAAAAAAAGCTGCGGAAAGCGCAGACAATATGCAAGATGGTTTAGACGATGTTAGTAAAGGATTTCGTAATACATATGCTACCATGACACCTGCTCTAAAAACTACTGGTGAATTGTTTGATACGCTATCAGGAAGTGTTTCCGAATTCGGTAAAGCAATGGGCTTTGATTTTGATTTAAATGCAGTTGAAGAATATTATCAAAAGAGAGATGAAAGAAATAAAGAGGCAGAAGAAAAACTAAATGAAGCAATAGAAGCATATGGAAAAAATTTAGAAAAAGCACCTCCTGGATTAAGAAAAATGATTATGGAAACTTATAAACAAGATCTTGAAGGCGCAAACTTAACAGGGACATTAAGTAAAGAATTTGCCGATGCTGAAAGAGCAAGAATTGCAAGTTTAACTGAAAAGAGATTTGCAGGATTTAATGTTGATGCTATTTCTGATTCTAAAAATGTTGAAGCAGGTGGCTTGTCTGCACCGGTAATGGATCCTAAACCATTTGAAGTAACACATGGTGTTGGTTCTATGATTAAAGATAGCAGTTTTATACAAAATTCTTGGGACGGACTAATGGAATGGTTGTTCGGTCCTGAAGAACCAGAACCAAAATTTGTTCCTAAAAATTTTAAAGATTTAGATAGTAAGTCTATACCATTGGATAACAATAAAAAACCAATTACTGTTACTTCATCACAGGATAATATAGAAGTAAAAGCAAAACAAATGATCGAAACATATAAAGAATTAAAAACTGAATATGAAACAAGCGTAGGTACCAAGAAATGGGAAGCAAAAGCAAAATATGAATCAATGGTAAAAGAAATGATACAAATTATGAAAAGTGTGAATTCTACAATGGTAAAAGAAAACATCAAAGAGGTAATTTCAGATGGCAGATAATATCAATATACCCGGTGTAGGCCAAATTCCTTTACCTGAGTGGGCTAAAGATGCTACTTTAAACAATCTAGGAACAATTTTACGCAAAAACGGGCAAGCAGTTGATATCATTAGTGATTTAATGGATAATGGCACCAAAGATATCAATGCTATATCTAATAAGATTTCAGAATTGGGTAATGTCGATGATGCAGTACAGGCACAAAACGAAAATAATAGTAAAGACTATGCAAAAAGACTTGGTACAGTTCTCTCTACTGCTGCTGGTAGATTTAATGACACAAGTAAACCTCTTACTAGTTTAGTCAATTTTGGAGAAGATATCGCTAAAGGTGCCAAAGATATGGCAGCCAACTCTAAATGGGGTAGCAACTTACAGAAAAAAGCTGCAGAAAAAATGGGCGGCTTTATGGACACATTCGGTGGTGCTCTTGGTGTAAGTGGTGAGGTTGCCACCGTTTGGGCAGGTTATATGGCTGGCCGAGCAGAGCAATTTGCACAAGCACAACAACAGATGATTGATTCTGGTGCTATTATGTTTGACAGTTCTCAGGCTTTTGAAGATCTACGTCAAGCCTCTTTTGATGCAGGTATAACATATCTAAAATTAACTGAAGTTGTTGGTAATTTTGGACCTGCGATGACTGCTTTGGGTGGAAATACATCAAATGGAACAGTACAGTTTGCTAGACTTGCTGAAAAACTAAATGAAACAAGCGATCAGTTTGGTGATTTTGGTATGACTAATGAACAACTAACTGAAGGTTTTGCACAGTATGTTGAGACACAGAGACTTTTGGGTAATGTAGACAGAAATCAAGCAAATTTTGGTGATAAGTTAGTTTCTGGTTATCAAGAATTAATGATTGAACAAGGGTCGCTTGCTAGTGCTACTGCATTTAGTAGAAAACAGTTATTAGATGCACAAAAACAAATGGCTGAAGATCAAGGTATGAATGCTGCGGCCGCTAGACGACGTAGATTAGGAGATGAAGACGGCGCAAAAACAATTGAAGCATTAGGTAAAAGTTTATTTGCACTTCAAGATGAAAAAATTGGAGTTCCAAGTTTAGCAAAACCCTTAACACAGGCCTTTAGCCAAGCAGTAAACGCTATGGGTAATAATGCTTCAGGTTTTGATATTGTACCATTTATGATGGCTAATGGTGGTCAAGATTTAGTAACTGCTTTAAAACAAGGTGGAAGTACATTACTTCAAGATATTAATACAGCAGTGAGATCTGGAGATTTTAAGACAGCTCAAGACCTAATAATGAATAGTATGGTTAAATTTTCTGAATCAAGTAAAAATATACAAGTCACAGCAGGACAGATGGATGGTCCATTGGGCGCATTGAAAAATATGCAAGCAGAATCTAGAAGACTTTCCATTGCTACTGAAAAAGCAGCGAATATGACTGACGAAGAAAAGAAAGCAAGAGAAAATCAGTACAAAAAACAGTTAGGTGATTCGGGACAAATGACACGAAGCCTAAATGATATGGAAGAAGGTTTTCTAAAGGTTCAAGATATGATGACAATTAATATGTCAACCTTTTCAAATGTGCTTTCCAGTACTACAAAATTTTTAGGAGGCGAATCAGGTCCTGAAAAAACAATGACGCAGAAACAACAGAAAATTATACGATCGGGAGAACCTGGAAGAACAGTTATTACTGGTAGTAGCTCAGGAACAGTTCCTGCACAACCTGGCCCTAGTCTTTCTGAAGTAACTGAAGCGGGTAATAACAAAGATGGCAATAATTGGCGTAGTAGAGCTCTACAAAGAAGAGAAGAAGTAAAACAACGAAAAGAAGAGTTAAAAAATAATGCTAAGCCTGAAGTATTAGAAAAACCAAAGGATGATGAATCTATTTTAGATAAAATAATGAACTTTTTTGGTTATGATAAAGATACACAAACTGAAGAAAAGCCTAAACTGCCACCAGTAGCAAATAATATGATTAAAAAAATGAATAATGCTGTTGCAGTAATGGAAAAGAATAATCCAGAAAAAATGTTAGAACTTATAAATGACAAAATAATGGAATATGATATTGAACGTGAAGAAATCCAAATGAGAATGGAAAAGTTTAATAGCGGCCCTAGAAAAAATAAAAAAACAAGGGATCAAAACGAACAAGATAAGAACAGACTTTTAGAGATAGAAAACCAAATAGCGCAATTTAAAATTAAAGCGGCAGAAATAGGCAAACCGCCTGCACAACCAAATCAGCCTCAAACATCTACGTTAGCATCATTTAAAGATTCAAAAGATGGAATTCGTAATGATGTAGAAAAATTAAAGACTTCATCAATGGAAACTGATCCAATGGTGAAAACAAATACACAAAAAGATGGAGAATTTGAAGAAAGTTCTTTACAAAATACAGAAAATCAGTTAAACTTATGGAAAGAGTTTAAAGCATTAATTGATAACTGGTCTAATAATTCACAAAATCGTAGAGTTATGGATAGTATGTACAATACATAAATACTATATTATAAAGGCATATAACAATCATGAGTTGGAAAAAACATTTTACAAGATATGACGGTGCTGGCGATGGCCCTAGAGCAAAAGCAAACCGTTGGCAAAGTTGGCTACCAGAGGTATATAGTGGTCAACCTAATCGTACTGAACGATATATTCAATATGATCAAATGGATCAAGACAGTGAAATTAACGCTGCATTAGATACTATTGCTGAATTTAGTACACAAGCAGATGTTGACTCAAATTTACCTTTCAGTATTAATTTTAAAGATGAAGCAACTGAAAGTGAAGTAAACGCTCTTCAAACTGGTTTGAAACAGTGGTGTAGTATTAATAATTTAGAAAAAAGAATATTTGGTATATTTCGTAATACAATTAAGTATGGTGATCAATTTTTTATTCGTGATCCTGAAACATATAAACTTATTTGGGTAGAACCACGTGATGTTACAAAGGCGATTGTTAATGAAAGTACTGGAAAAGAGATTGATCAATACATTATTAAAAATATTAGCCTTAACTTAAAAGATTTAGTAGCAACAGATACAAAAAAATTACAAAATACTGGAACATCAGGAGCAACAACGTATGCCACACCTACAAATAATGCTGGTGTTGTACATGGAAATTTCAACAATTCTAATACAGAATATGCTGTAGATGCAAGTAATGTTATTCATATTGCGCTAACTGATGGTATGAATGCTGGATGGCCATTTGGTACAAGTATTCTTGAAGCAGTATTTAAAGTTTACAAACAAAAAGAATTACTAGAAGATAGTATTATTATCTACCGTGTACAACGTGCGCCAGAAAGACGTGTATTCTACATTGATGTTGGTAATATGCCAGCGCACAAAGCAATGAGTTTTGTTGAGCGTGTCAAAAACGAAGTACACCAAACTCGTATTCCTAATAAGACTGGTGGCGGCACTAACATTATGGATGCTGCTTATAATCCTCTTTCTATTATGGAAGATTACTTTTTTGCACAAACAGCAGAAGGACGTGGTTCTAAAGTTGAAGTATTACAAGGTGGTGAAAACTTAGGTGAGATTGACGATCTAAAATATTTTAATAATAAATTAATGCGTGGATTGCGTATTCCGAGTAGTTATTTGCCTACAGGATCAGAAGATGGTACTGCTACATATAATGATGGTCGAGTAGGCACAGCATTGATACAAGAATATCGTTTTAGTAAATATTGTGAACGTATTCAAAGTATGCTACAATCTGAGTTAGACAAAGAATTTAAACTATTTTTAAAACATAGAGGGATTGAAGTTCCTAGTAGTTTATTTGACTTACAGTTTAGCGAACCACAGAGTTTTAGTCAATATAGAGAAATTGAATTAGATAATAGCAGAGCGGCATTATTTGGTAACCTTGAGGGTGTTCCATATCTTAGCAGACGATTTATCCTCAAGAAATATCTTGGACTTTCTGAAGATGAGTTGGTGGAAAATGAACGTATGTGGCGAGATGAAAATGACATGTTCAGCGAACCAGAAATTGATTCTAAAGGAAATTTAGGTGGTTTGGGCTTGAGAAGCGGCGACGTGGAAGGTTTTGAACCTACTGATGTAGATGCTGTTGATGCAGATGGCGACGGTGTACCTGATGTAGATGCAGGAGGCACTGCTGATGGTGCCCAATCTCCAATTAGTGGAGCACCGCCTGAGGAGGGACAACAATGAGATTTGGTGAAATAGCACAGAGTGCAGAAAATGATGAATACAATAAGTGGGAAATTGATGATACAAGACGCCCTAAACTTACACTTAAACATTTGAATAAAATGCGTGGAATGCGAGAAATCGCTAAAGTAGAACATATTGAACAAGTAAAACAGTGGAAGATTCAATATGGTGCCGGAAACGCATCGCCTCAAGAATAAAATATACCAAAACAGAAATTTTCTACCGAAAACGCGGTTTTAACCGCGTTTTGCCTTATTTGTAACCAATACATCTTAAATACATATGTTATAACCTATCTATTAAAAGGAGATTATTATGAGTGCTCAAGATCGTTATAGACAAATAATTGAGTCTCTAGTTAATGGTGAAAAAGATGAAGCATCTGCACTATTACATGAGGCTTTTGTTGAGAAAGCTCGCGATATCTGGTCAGATCTCGTAGAGCAAGACGAAATCGTTGAAGACGAAATCGCAGAAGAAGATCTAGAAGAAGCAATCGGTGATGAAGAAGCCGGCGACTTCCTAGATGACATTGAAGAAGATGAAGATGAAATTGAAGCAGAAGAAGCATTTGGTGAAGCCGAAGACGAAGACGAAGGTGAACTAGATATGGATGATGCTGAAATTGAATTAGCCATCGACGGCGAAGAAGAAGGTGATGAAGAAGCACCTGACGCTGAAGAAGCAATGCAAAATGTTGAAGATGCATTGGCAGATCTAAAAGCAGCATTTGCTGACATTATGGGTGACGAAGAAGGCGACGACATGGACATGGACATGGAAGATGACATGGAAGAAGAAGTTGCTTTTGAAAGTGCAGATGAAGAAATTGAAGAATCTGAAGAGGAAACTCTAGAAGAAGAAGCAAAACTTTCTGCTGTTTCTGTTTCACATCCTGACAACACAGACGGTAAAGCAGGTCCTGTAGGCCCTGGTATGAAAGATCCGTTCTCTCATGTTGACAGTGAAAAATCAGGTGATGATATGATGTCTAAAGGCGGCGCTGAAAAGGGTGGCAAGGCTCCAGCTGCAAAGAAGATGGAAGCAGTCAACCCACAAGATGTCAAAGATCTAAAACCTGCGCCAAAGGCAAAAGGATAATAGATTATGGCTACTAAAACCCTTGTAGAAAAACTTTCATTTGATCAAGCAAATTGTGTCGTTGAGTCTAAGGATGATGGAAACGGTAACAAAAACTTGTTCATGGAAGGCATCTTTGTGCAAGGAGATAAGCGTAATCAAAACCAACGTGTATATCCTGTAAACGAAATTACAAAGGCTGTTAAAAATATTCAGTCACGAATTGATGAGGGATATTCAGTATTAGGTGAAGCGGATCATCCAGATGATTTACAAGTAAATCTAGACCGTGTTAGTCACATTATTGAAAAAATGTGGATGAACGGTAGTGATGGTTTGGGACGCCTCAGACTACTACCAACCCCAATGGGTAATATTTGCAAAACCTTATTGGAAAACAAGTGTAGGCTTGGTGTGTCAAGTAGAGGTAGCGGTGAAGTAGACGGAAGTGGAAATGTTAGTGGTTTCGAAATCCAAACAGTGGATATCGTTGCTAACCCTAGTGCTCCGGATGCTTATCCAGATCCATTATATGAAGCGATTATGAATGGTAAGCGTGGAAATATTTTAATGGACGTGGCTAAGGCTACTAACCATGACACTAAAGCACAAAAGTATCTTCAAGAAGAGGTACTTAGATTAATTAATAACCTAAATATTAGGAGAACGTAAATGGCTCATGCAATCGAACAACTCCTAAGTTCAGAAGTGCTTTCAGAAGAAGTGCGTAGCACTCTTACTGAAGCATGGGAAGCAAAATTAGCAGAAGCTCGCGAAGAAATTACATTTGAACTTCGTGAAGAATTTGCACAAAGATATGAAACAGACAAAGAGCAGATGGTAGAAGCACTAGATGCAATGCTAGGTGATACCATTAAATCTGAACTAGAGGAATTTAGTGAAGATAAAAAAGCTGCCGTTGCTGCAAAAGTTCATTATCAAGCACAAATTGCAGAACATGCAAAACTTTTAGATCAATTTGTAATGGAAACCCTTAAAAAGGAAATCCAAGAATTACGTGATGATCGTAAGTTACAAGAAAGCAACTTTGAAATGTTAGAAGGCTTTGTTATGGAGCAACTAACATCAGAACTTAATGATTTCCACCAAGACAAAAAAGACCTTCTAGAGCAGAAAGTCAAATTGGTGAAAGAAGGTAAGGAAATGATTGCCGAGGCTAAAGCGAAGTTTATTGAAAAGGCTTCTACAAAACTAGCAAATATTGTTGATGAAACATTAACAAAAGAACTAGGTACTTTGAAAGAAGATATTCAGAAAGCAAAAGAAAATATGTTTGGTCGTAAGATCTTCGAAACTTTTGCAACTGAGTTCATGGGCTCTCACTTAGCAGACGGTACACAAGTTTCTAAACTTTCTCAGCAGGTTAAAGATTTAACTATTAAATTAGAAGAATCAACTAACCAAATTGCTGAGAAGCAGGAATTAATTGAAAAAGCAGAGAAGAAAGCAAGTCGTATTGCTGAAGCAAACGAACGTGCTTATGTCCTTGCAGATCTTTTAAGTCCACTTGCAAAAGATAAGCGTGAATTGATGAGTAATTTACTTGAGAGTGTGAAAACAGATAAACTGAAAGTAGCATATAACAAGTATCTACCAACTGTTCTAAATGAATCAGTTAAAGAATCAAAAGCGCAAACACTAAATGAATCTCAGAAGACTGAGATTACAGGTAACAAGGCTCGCACACAGAATTCTGAGAGCGATGCTGAAATTATTAACCTTAAAAAATTAGCAGGTATCAATTAATAAGGAGTATACCAAAATGTCACAGAAACTATTTGAAAATTGGGACGTAACTAAAACTGCCCTAACAGATGGTCTTACAGGCAGCAAAAAGCAGGTTATGGAATCAGTTCTTGAAAATACAAAGAGCTACCTAACAGAAACAGCAGCCTCAGGCACAACAATGGCAGGTAACATTGCTACACTTAACAAAGTTATCCTTCCAGTAATTCGTCGTGTGATGCCAACAGTCATCGCTAACGAACTAGTTGGCGTTCAGCCAATGCAAGGTCCAGTAGGACAAATTCACACTCTACGTGTTCGCTACAGTGAATCAGCAGCAGGTGTTGCAGCTGGTGACGAAGCACTATCACCATTTGCTATTGCAAACGGTTATTCTGGTAATGCATCATCTGGTAAGGCAGACTCTACTTCAGCATATGAAGCAGACGGTGGTCGTGCAATGAGCATCCAGGTTCTAAAGCAGACAGTAGAAGCGAAGACACGCAAACTATCAGCACGTTGGACTTTCGAAGCTGCACAAGACGCACAGTCTATGCATGGTCTAGATGTTGAAGCAGAAATCATGCAAGCACTAGCTCAGGAAATTACTGCTGAAATCGATCAGGAAATCCTAAGTAGCCTAGATACACTTGCTGGTACAGCAACTGATACATACAACCAAGGTACAGTTTCAGGTACTCCAACATTCGTTGGTGACCAACACGCAGCTCTAGCGGTTCTAATCAACCGTTCAGCAAACTTAATTGCTGCTAGAACACGTCGTGGCGCTGGTAACTGGGTTGTTGTTTCACCAACAATTCTAACAGTACTACAAAGTGCAACAACTTCAGCGTTCGCAAGAACAACTGAAGGTCCTTTCGAGGCTCCAACAAATACTAAATTCGTTGGTACACTAAACGGTACAATGAAAGTATTCGTTAACCAGTACGCTTCAGATAGCGCAAACGTTCTTGTTGGTTACAAGGGCGAAGGTGAAATTGATGCGGCAGCATTCTATTGCCCATACATTCCACTAATGTCATCTGGCACAGTACTAGATCCATCAACATTCGAACCAGTCGTATCATTCATGACACGTTATGGTTATGTTGAACTAAGCAACCAGGCTTCATCTCTTGGTAATGCTGCTGACTACCTAAGCAAGATTGCTGTTAACTCTGGCGCATTGTCATTCCAGTAAGATTTGCTTAATATAAATTAGAAAACAGGGTGCTCCGCACCCTGTTTTTTTATGAGTACATTTAACTAAATACATTATAATTGTATATATTTGGAGATTTATAATGGCTACAGTGATTAATCCGGATAATGGAGAATTTATTGTCAATGGTTCAATATCAGCAGATGGTAACTTAGAATTAGGAAAAGTTAGAATTGATAATACGGATGATATTAATTTAACAGCAATTCCACCTAATTATGCGCTTTCCGATGTAGCATTAAATGTTGCTGGTGGCAGTTACGTTGCAGGTAACTCGTATGTGGGTGGAACATTTATTGCAAACGGAGACGTTGTAACTTTAGGTAATGCAAGTGGCAGTTTGACACTTGGTGCAAACGTCAGTAGTGACGTAATACCTAGCACAACAGAAACATATAACCTCGGCTCAGTATCGTCGACTTGGAATAAAATTTACACAAAAAATGTAATATCACCTCAATTTATAGATTGTATAACATCAGCAAGTTTAGATTATCAAACTGATATGATTCAAACTGCTACGAATGCAACTATTTCGTTAGCAGATGCTGAAAATGGATTTGTTAAAAATTTTATAACAATTTCGTCACCAAGTTCACCTGTTACAGTGACGCCAACTAATGCTGTTGGTTTCACCAGTATTAGATTTACTAATATAGGAGATAGTGCCCAATTGATATATCATTCAACAGGTTGGCATATAATTTCTGTTTTTAGAACAACAGTGATATAAACTAAATACAACTAGTATAGAAAATTACGAGGATTTTATAAGTTGCCGATTAATATAAACCATGCAAATAACACATTAAAAGCAGACGATAATGATCTAGTACTGGATGCAGGGTCTACAGGAAATGTCGATGTATCTGCAAAGCAGGTTAAGAATGCCAGTGATCCAACCGATCCTCAAGATTTAACCACTAAAGCGTATGTAGATTCACAATCAGGAAGTGGTGGAAATCTTTCTTTAGGAACACCTGCAGATGGGACATTTGGTGACGGCGCTTATACGCAATTTTCCACGGGTCAAACAATTACAGATGCTATTGATGATCTAAACGAAACAATAGAAAATATTCGTAATAACACATTTGTTAAAAGTGTAGATTTTACAGGCACGCCACTGGTTGGCGGCGCAGGTATTACAGTTAATTTAACTATTACATCTGTAGGAAATCCTAATAGATATACAATTGATTGGGGTGATGGATCAACAACTACTGCAACAACAAGTACAACACCTTCACATACATATAGCACTAATACAGGAAGTCCTTTTGACGTCACAGTAACAGCATATAATGATGGCGGCACAGGCAGTGGAAGTACTGCTAGTAGGGAAAGACAATCATACGTTACAGTTTATACTCCAGATCCAGAAGTCAGTTTTGCGGCGTATGCAAACCCAACAGGCGGAAGTCCTATTACACAGTGGGACGATGGCGATACTGTATATTTTGAAAATACAACAACTTATACTAATGGCGCATCAGTACAATATACATGGAATTTTAATGATGGAACTACAGCAACAATTACAGCAGACAGTCAAGCAGGCGGTGTAGGTGGTGGTAGATTTGCACATGTATTTGCTGCAAGCAATGAAGCAGATATTACTAAAGTAGTTACATTAACATTAGATAGCCACTCCACTGCAACACCTGGGGTAGTACCACTTAGTGATAGTATTACATATAAAATATACGATGATCATACTCCTGAAATTTCACAAGATATTACAACTGGAATTAATGAAGAATCATCTGCTGGTTTAACAGTAACATTTACAAATAATACAGAAACTACCGTGGGTAATTATAGTACACATGGTAGTCAATATGTTTATACATGGGGCGATGGAACAACTTCAACAGTTAACGCTGGAACCAACCAATCAGGTGATCATGGCAGAACAATTACACACAAATATACATTAACCTCATCCGAACAGGCGAATGGTACCGCGAAAGATTATACAGGTAGATTAACACTTACTACTTCACATGGAAGTAGTCCTTTTGTAACATCTGATTTTACAGTACACTTAGAGCCAGATGTTAGAGCAAATATTAGTGGAACAGCAGTTAATACAAGTAATAAGAGTGGAGATAACCAGTATGATGTTTATAAAGGAACAGATTATAATGGTAATAACAGAGGCCTATTTCGTTTAACAAATACATCACAAAACGCTGATAGTTTTAGTTATACTTGGCCGTTACCAGTTCCATTTGCTAATTTTCCTAATACAGTAGGTGCACCTGGTTATGTGGGAACTGATTTAGAATTAGACTTTAATGACTCAAGTATTACTGCTGGTAACTATAATTTAACATTTACAGCAACGGGCACACCTGATATTACAGCTCAAACAGATACGGATAATAGTATTACAGTACAAGTTAACAATGTGCCAAGTGCGCCTATTACTAATCAGATGAGATTACAACCTCTTTCATTAGCAGATGCGTATCAAGGTACAAGCCCAAGACTCGCTGCAGGGTTTACAGACAACAGTGATAGTAATCCACTGAGCGCAGGCGATAGTCTACAAACAACAACTGCTAGACGTTATACTAGTGGAACTATTGACACAAATGTCCTTAACAATGTTTATGACGGCGCAAGCGGAACAGTAACAGCATATATCAATGGTGTAGACAGCGGTAATAAAACATTTACTACAACATTAAATGAAAACGGAACATTTGATAAACTTATTATTAGTGGGCAAGGAGATGTTCATGATACAATTAGTGCAGCAACATATCCTACAGGTTTTTATCAAACATTTGACGCAAAAATTACAGGTGCTTTAACCAGCACATATAGTGTTGGTGTAAACGATCAAGCAATGGAACACACTGTAACAGGTCCAACAAATTATGTTTCAGTAGTGTATGATGATATGACTAGCCTTCCTTCAATTGATGTAAGCAGTGCTACAATAACAGAAAAAACACCTGGAGCAATGAAATATATTTCAGGTGTTCCTTATTATGCTCCTGCATCTGGCACTGATGCTGTTTTTACAATTTCAGGCTTAAAGGTAAACAATCTAACAGGACAGGCATATAGAGATTCAAACGTAATTATTAATTTATATGCTGGTACTAGATTAGAAGGAACCGCCACAGGAAAATCAGGCAGACTGATGGATAGTCATGCTTATGATTATGCTGATATGGATGGAGCAGTTTCCATGTTGACTGGTGGTATTCCTAATGTTAATATTGGCGTAGGATCAGCGTATGATTTGGGTGACTTAGAGTTTACTGGTAACGGATATGGTAGAGAAGTACATTATATAGGACCAGTAGTTTATAACTGTAATGGAAATAGTACGCAGATAGATATTACAGATAAAGCATTACAAATTTATGACGGCGGAGTAATTGGATTTGATGAAGAAGATATACCGGTGGCCAGTTCACTAGGCGCTGCCAATCTTGGCAACGGTAAACGAGTTTATGGATTTGGCGCAGGCAGTGACACTCCGAGTTACAATTCAGCAATAGATTATTATGCAAACCAAGCGTGGACTGGTGCTATGACAGTAGCAGGTACACAAGAAGCAATTTTCCGTTGGGGTTTAATGAGACATCATACAGTTGATTATTCAACTGGATTTTTACCAGCAGGCCCTGACTTAAATACCGGGCGTTCAGGTAGACAGTATATAACTTTTGCATTTAAGAGAACGGTTGTTGCTAACTTTGATATAGCAATTAATAGTAGTACAGGTATTGCCGGACTTTGGATCGCAGCACCAGGAACAACCATTGATGGTGCTAGTGGATCAAACGGTTGGTTAGATGCAACAGCGCAATATTTAGGTGTTGGTGTCCCAGGTGCTAACACTGGTAGTGGTGGTAACGGTAGTGATGGTTGTGCGTTAACGGGTGCAGATATTGTACCTACAGGATCAAGTATTAACGGAAGTTATACACTTACATTAGGAAGTGAGAATATGAGTAATGCAACAGGTAATGTTGTACTAGTTCGTATAGGTTTAGATGGATTCCAAACACTAAACTCTATTAGTGTAGGAGTGGCGAGCTAATGGCAGTTTCAGATAATCAGAAACTTGACTACTTATGGAAAAAGTTAGGTTACGGTGTTGCTAAAACTGATACTAACGACCAAAAATTAGCGGCTAATGAAAGTATTGTTAGTCCGTTATTACTTCGTGCTGATAAATTATTAACTGATGCAAGTACTATTCCAAGTGTTATGCCTTCAACATCATCCGGTGTTGTTAATGTATATCCTACCAGTGCGCCAATTGAATGTACACCAGATGTTACGGCAACTGCTGATAGAACTTGGAAAACAGGATATACAGATTGGATTCCGCCAGAATTTGGATCTACATACCTAGTTAAAGTTTATATTCATACAAGTGGTGATGCAGCCGGAGCAGGAAGTTTAAGTAACCAAGTGTTTATTACTGGTTCTGGTAATAATGATGAATGGTATTTTGATTATCAAGCAGGCACATTAAACTTCATTGGTGATAACTTACCTAATGGAAAAAGTTTTACTGGTAAAAGTGTTTACATAAGCGGCGCAGTATACACTGGCACATTTGGACTAAGCGCATCTGCTACAGCAGGTTTGAGTATTTTAGAAGTCAATGATAGTCCTACAAATGTAAATGTTTCAAATGCATCTGTTATTAAATTTAATACTACCAATGGATTCCAATTAACAGATGAAGGCTCTGGTAGTGTTTTAGTTGAAATCACAGATGTACCTACAAGTTTAACAGATTTAAGTATATCTGATGGCTTAGCCGGACAATTTTTAACAACTGATGGTGCTGGTGGATTTACATTTGCCAATACATTAATTAATGGTACAGTACCATCAACTGAAGCATTTCAAGTAACAGTAAGTTCGCAGAGTAGTTTTACACTGTCAACAACGCCCGCTGATGCAGAGTCTATAGATGTATATGTTAACGGTGTTATACAGGTTCCTGGATTAACTGAAAACTATACAGTACTTAATAATATTTTATCATTGAACGATGCTGTACCGCAAGGCGGTGAAGTAATTATAAAACATCGTTCAGCACACGCCACAGTTACACAACTTCAAGCAGGTAGTGTTACAAATCAAACCCTCAATCTTGTTTACACAAGTCACGAATACACCGGTGACGGTAGTACAACCGACTTCACTTGTCAAGCAGACCACACAGTACACAGCGTTTTAGTGTTTGTAAATGGACTGATAGTCTCAACAAATGACTACAGTATTTCAGGTTCTACACTAACATTTGGCACTGCGCCAGCACTAAATGATGTGGTAATTTTCCGCTATATGCCGGTTTAACTGGCTACTTAATAACTTCAACAAATAGGTAAATAAGGATGTAGAGTCTATGGCTCTATATAATGGTCTATTCGATTATAGGCCGTTTCAATATATTGAAATGGGGAAATCTAAAAATGGCTTTTAGACAAATTAAAACTCCTGCTATTGCAACTAGTGCAGTTACCGAAGACAAACTGAACGTATCCTCGATCGACAGTCAAACTGCGATCAGCGTTCTACCTGACATCGATAACGACGCTATTCTTGTGTATGATAGTGCTAACTCGGCCCTACGTAAGATTACTATTGCTAATATTATCGAAGATAGTATTACAACTGATAATCTACAAGAAGGCTCGACTAACAGATTCTTCACAGAAGCAAGAGTAGATACAGAAATTGATAGTTACTTAGTCGGTGGTACCGGAGTAACTATTGCAAGTGGAAATATTAGCATTGGTCAAGACGTCGGAACAACTGCTAACGTAACTTTCGCTACAGTAACAGCAGATCTAACAGGTGATGTTAACGGTGACGTTACATCAACTGGTACATCAACATTTGCTACAGTTGACATTAATGGCGGTGCAATCGATGGCACAGTTATTGGTGGTACAACGGCTGCAGCAGGTAACTTTACAACAATTGACGCCAGTGGTAACGTAACCATTACTGGTGACTTAACAGTCCAAGGTACAACAATTAGTGTTTCAAGCACAGACGTTGCTATCGGCGACAACATTATTGTTCTTAACGCAGATGAAACTGGTGCTCCTTCACAGGACGCTGGTATCGAAATTGAGCGTGGATCAGCAGATAATGCAAGATTCATTTGGGACGAAACAAATGATCAGTGGGCAGCACAAGTTTATGATTCAGGCACAAGTGGTTGGATTCTTGCTGACGTTGCTATGGCAGATATTTCTGCAACAACATTTACTGGTAACCTAAACGGTGACGTTTTAGCTGCAGACGGTACTTTAGTACTAGACGCTGGCACAGACGGCACAGATGCTACATTTACTGGTGATGTAACTGGTGACACTACAGGTGCTCATAACGGTACAGTTGGTGCAACTACACCTAGCACAGGTGCATTTACAACTATTACTGCTTCTGGTGGCTACACTGGTGACGTAAATGGTGACGTAAATGGTAACATTACTTCATCTGGTACAAGTTCATTCACTGGTACAACATCATTCACAACTATTGATGTGAACGGTGGTAATATTGATGGTACACCAATTGGTTCTTCAGCAACATCAACAGGTGCATTTACAACTATTACTGCTTCTGGTGGCTACACCGGTTCAGTAACTGGTAACGTAACTGGTAACCTAAATGGTGACGTTTTAGCTGCTGATGGTACTTTAGTACTAGATGCTGGTACAGACGGTACAGACGCAACATTTACTGGTAGTGTAACAGGTAATGCAAGTTCAGCAACTGCTCTAGCAAGTGCTCGTAACTTTAGCATTACAGGTGACGTAACTGCTCCAGCAATTAGTTTTGATGGTACAGGTAACGTTGCTCTAAGTTCAACACTATCAAACAGTGGTGTTACTGCTGGTTCATACGGTAGTACAACACAAATTCCAGTTATTACTGTTGACAGTAAAGGTCGTATAACAGCAGTCACTCTAGCAAACAGTGGTGCTTCACTAACAATTAGTGATGGTGCAGCAAGTGATTCTGTGGTTGTTGGTACAGATACACTAACTTTCGCAGGTGGAACTGGTGTTACTTCAGCAGTAACAGATAATCAAGTTACACTAAGCATTGGTCAGGCTGTTGGAACAACTGATGATGTAACATTTGACACAGTAACAGTAACAGAAATTACAGATGGTACTGCTACAATAACAGGTGGTGCAGTTTCTGGTGTAACAACACTAACAATGACTGGTGATTTAAACATCAACAACAACTTTACAATCAACGCTACAACAGGTATGGCATCTGGTGACTTAACTGGTTCCTTAACTGGTAACGCTGATACAGCAACTAAATTAGCAACAGCTCGTGACCTAAGTCTAACTGGTGACGCAACTGCTACAATAGTTGGCTTTGATGGTTCTCAAAACAAGAGTGCTACACTTACACTTGCTAACTCTGGTGTAACTGCTGGCACAGTTGGTAGTGCTACACAGATTCCTGTACTAACAATCGACGCAAAAGGTCGTATTACAGGTACAACTGTTGCAACACCAAGCGTTTCAATGAGCTATCAAGGTGACAGTGGTAGTGACACTCTTGTTACTTCAACCGAAACACTAACATTTGCTGGTGGTACAGGTTTAACAAGTGCTGTAACTGCTAACCAGGTTGCATTTAGCCTAGACAACACTTCGGTAACTGCTGGTACATATGGTTCAAGTACAGCCGTTGCTACAATCGCAATTGACGCACAAGGTCGTATCACAAGTGCTTCTGATACAGCGATTGCTCTAAGCACATCTGTTGCTGGTGACACTGGTACTGAAAGCATTGCTGTTGGTACAGATACATTTACAATCGCTGGTGGCACAGGTATTGAAACTGCTGCTGCAAGTGATACAATTACAGTTACACTAAGTAACACAGGCGTAACTGCTGGTACAGTTGGTAGTTCAACTGCTATTCCTGTAATTACATTCAACGCACAAGGTCAAATCACAGGCGTTTCAACTGCAACCTCTGGTTCAGTTCTAACAATGGCTGCTGATACTGGTACACAAGACACAGTCCTACTTGCAAGTGATGTTCTAACATTTACAGGTGGTACAGGTGTTGCTACAACAGTTTCAGACAATGAAATCACTATTGACATTGGCCAGGCTGTTGGTACATCTGACAACGTTACATTTAACGATGTGACTGTAAGTGGTACACTAACATCAGATGACATTACATCTACAAACGTTACTGTTGCTGGTAATGCAACAATTAGTGGTAACCTAACTGTTAGTGGTACAACTACTACAGTTAACTCTACTACTGTAACAATTGATGATCCAGTATTTACATTAGGTGGCGATACTGCTCCTAGTGCTGTAGACTCAGCCGATAGAGGTATTGAGTTTAACTGGTATGATGGTAACGCCTCAGCTGCTAAAGTCGGCTTTATGGGTTGGGATCAGAGTGCAGAATCATTTGTATTCTACGCTGATGCTACTAACTCAGGTGAAGCATTTACTGGTACTGCTGCTGATGCAGAATTTGGTGCGCTAACAGTAACAGGTATTACATCTAGTGGTACAATTAGTGGTAACCTAACTGGTAATGCAACTGGTAATGTAACTGGTGACGTTCTAGCTGCAGACGGTACTAAGGTACTTGAAAACGGCACAGACGGCACAGATGCTACATTTACTGGTGATGTAACTGGTGACTTAACTGGTACTGCTGATTATGCAGATGCATTGTCAAGTGCAGTCACAGTGGGACTAAGCGGTGATGCAACTGGTTCTGCTACATTTGTACAGTCTGGTGATACTGCTACAATCGCAACTACACTAGCATCAACTGGTGTAACTGCAAGTTCATATGGTGACGGTCAAAACGTTGCTACATTTACTGTAGATGCAAAAGGCCGCCTAACAGCAGCCGGAACAGCAGCTATTGACATTACACAGGCTATTGCTGGTGATACAGGTACAGACAGCGTAAGTCTAGGTACTGACACACTAACATTTAGTGGTGGTACAGGTGTTGCGACAACTATTACTGATAACGATGTTGAAATTGCTATTGGTCAGGATGTTGCTACAACTGCTAACGTTACATTTGGTGGCATTAGTGTTACTAATAACGTAACAATTGGTGGTACAACAGGTATTACTGGTGAAGCAACTCTAGCAAGTGCTACAGTTAGCGATCTAACTGCTGGTCGTGTTGTATTAGCAGGTACTAGTGGTTCTCTAGAAGATAGTGGTAACCTAACATTTGATGGTAGTACATTAGATGTAACAGGTGCTATTGATGCTTCTGGTACAATTACTGGTGGTACACTAACTGATGGTACTGCATCATTTACAGCAGGTGCTCTAAGCGGTGCTACAACTGGTGCGTTCTCAAGCAACGTAACTGTTGGTGGTACATTTGATGCAACTGGCAATTCTACAATTGGTGGTACATTAGATATTACAGGTGCAACAACTGCAACTGGTCTAATTACTGGTAACGGTGGATTTAGTGGTGCCTTAACTGGTAACGTAACTGGTACAGTAAGTGACATCAGTAACCACAACCTAAGTGGCCTAGGTGATGTAACAATCACAAGTGCTACAGCAGGTCAGCAACTAGAGTGGAATGGTAGTGCATGGGTAAATGCTACTAAGTACTTTAACGTTATTGATCTAGCAGACGTTGACGATACAACTCTAACTGGTAAAGGCGATTACCTACTACAGGTTAAAGCAGATGCTAGTGGATTTGAACTTGTTGACCCTGCTACAGTTTCGTTTAGTACACAAAACCGTGTAACACTAAACGGTGACGGTAGTGCAACAACATTTAGTCTAGGATTTACACCAAACAGCGGAACACTTGTGTTCGTTGGTGGTATTATCCAGGATCCAAGTACACACTACTCGTTTAATGCTTCTAACCAGACAATTACATTTACAGACACTATGCCAACAGGCACAAGTGCTGTGGTTGTAAGTGCTGATAGTAGTGCGGTTCCATATGTTCCAACTAATGGTGTTGGTACAGGTGAGATCCAGAACAATGCTGTAACAAGTGCTAAACTTGAAACAAACATTGACATTGCTGGTACACTAGACGTTACAAGCACATTGACAGCAGATAGTGATGTCAATATTGCTGGTAACCTAACAGTTACTGGTAATGCTACTATTTCTGGTAACCTAACATTTGGTGATGCGGCTAGTGACACTGTTGCGTTTAGCGCAGATGTTGCTAGTAACATGATTCCAGATGCTGATGGTACACGTGATATTGGTGCTACAGCAACAAGGTATGCAAATGTTTATGCAGATAACCTATATGGTTCTCTACAGGAACTTTCAGACTTTGCACACTTCCATAGTTCAGTAACTGTGGTTTCTAGTGGTGAAGCAACTGCTAACGCTTCAGGAACACAAGCATATACATTTAGCGATCTGTCAACAGCGTTGACATATCAAGTGTTCTTGAACAGACAGTTACTTCGTCCAACAGAGTATTCAGTTAGTGGTTCAACATTAACCATTAGTACTGGTGTTCTAGAAGAAAACGATGAACTTGAAGTAACAGGACTAAAGCATACTAATGCTTAAAATATAACTATCCAAACCTAGGGGGAGCCAACCCCCTAGGTGCCGGAAACGGTTTGCGGTAACTGAGTTACTGTCTCGTGGTAGTTAAACTCTAAGGGGAGAGATTAAAATGGCAAGAAAATTAAGAAGTGGCGGTTCAACTAGTGCTAGTTCTCTAGACAGAACCAAGAAATACAAATATAATGCGGCTGGTACACTTACAGAATTTACTGGTGAACCAGGCGATACAGATATCGTTTTTAGTGGTAGTAAATCTAACCTAAGACGTATCGCTGACCTAGAACGTAACATTTCTATCCTGGCAGCACAATTAAAAACAACTGACGGTAACGCGACTGACGGTGATGACTCAAGTTATCCTGATAAATTTACTGAATCAGTGCGTTTTAAAAGTGATACACGTTTTGATGACACAATGTTAGTTAAAACAACTATTGATGCAACAGCAGGTACAGTAGATGCTGGTACATTAAAGATTGCTAGTAAAACTGTTACTGCTACTGGTGATGAGTTAAACATCCTAGATGGTGCTACAGTTTCTGCAGCAGAACTAAACATCCTAGATGGTGCTACAGTTTCTACAGCAGAACTAAACATCCTAGATGGTGCTACACTTTCTACAGCAGAACTAAACTACATGGACGGTGTTACAAGTAATGTTCAAACACAGATCAACACTAAAGCACCTACAGCAAACCCAACATTTACTGGAACAGTAAGTGGTGTATCAGCATCAATGGTTGGACTAGGAAACGTTACTAATGAATCAAAAGCAACAATGTTCGCAAGTCCAACATTTACTGGTACAGTAAGTGGTGTTTCAGCATCACACGTTGGATTAGGAAATGTTACTAACGAATCAAAGGCAACAATGTTCACAAGTCCAACATTTACTGGTACTACTACAGCAGCAGCAGTTACAGCAGCAGCAGTTACTACAACTGGTGATGTAACAGTTGGTGGTAACCTAACAGTTTCAGGAACAACAACTACAGTTAATACTGAAACTATTAACCTAGCAGACAACGTTATCCTTGTTAACTCTAATGCAACTGGTTCTCCGACAGAAAACGGCGGTATTGAAGTTGAGCGTGGTTCAAGTTCAAACGTAAGTTTTGTTTGGAATGAAACAAATGATCAATGGACAACAAGTGGTCAACCTTTAAGATCTGGTCACATGTTACCAGAAACAGATGTTACATATGACTTGGGTTCAAGTTCGCTGGCATGGCGTGACCTATATCTAAGTGGTAGCACAATTAAACTTGGTGGCGCAACGCTAAGTGCCAGTGGTTCAAATCTAGCTCTAGGTGGCGGCGGTTCGTTTGACCTAAGTGCAAACACAACTGACAACCTAGCAGAAGGTTCAACCAATGAGTATTATACAAATACTAAAGTTAGAAACCATATTGAAGGTCAAGACCTTGATATGGGAACAAACAAAGTATTGTTCTCAAACGTTTATGCTACAACTGGTGACTTACCATCAGCAAGTTCATATCACGGTATGTTTGCTCACGTTCACGGTGAAGGCGCAGCGTATTTTGCTCACAGTGGTAGTTGGGTACAACTTGCTAAACAAAACCAGAGTCCATCACTAACATTAAGTGGTGATGTAAGTGGTAGTGCTACATTTACTAACTTAGGTAGTGCTACACTAACTGCTACAGTGGCAAATGATAGTCACTCACACAGTAACTACATTACTTCAAATGCTAATGACACAGCAAGTGGTATCTATACATTTAGTAATACAACTGCTGCAACATCAGCAACAACTGGTGCTGTTAAAATCAGTGGTGGTTTAGGCGTTGGCGGAGCAATTTATGCTGCTGGCGACGTAACTGCTTACTCAGATGATCGTCTAAAGACTAACGTTCATGAAATTGAAAATGGTCTAGATAAAGTAATGGCACTTCGTGGTATTACATTTGAGCGTATTGCAGACGGTAGTATTTCTACTGGTGTTAGCGCACAGGATGTACACGCAGTTCTTCCAGAAGC